CTAAAAAGCGCGCGAGAGTTCAAATCTCTCCTTCCGCGCCAAAGTACCGATTTTAGCTGTTTTAAAGCTAAAATCGGTACTTTTTTATGATTTTCACCCTATTTTCTGCGTATTTTCAAAAAGCAAAAAATAACGTTATGACACGCTCTGTAACATAAAATTATTTCCCGTATGCTACATTGTATGCTACAAATTCAGCGCAATGCGAGGGGACTCCCCTATTTTTGCTACATGGACTTTATTTTCCGAAGCATAGAATCATAGACTTTTCGGTTCACAAGCGATAGTGTGTCCATAAGTTCATCAACAACCGCCCAAGCCCTTGCCGGGTCTTTCCCGGCTACCGCAAGTAAAAACTCACTGTCTCCGTACTCGCCCACGGTAGCCGGTTCTGCGGTCACAGGGGCGGGAGCGCCGGAGTAGCAACCCACATACCTACCGCCGTCGCCCCGTTCCTCCTCCTGCATCTTGTCGCGTATCACATAAAGATCTGCCAGTTTGGCATAATTGGGATAGCTGGATTCCTCATATTCCAGCCGCGCTATCTCCTTGCGGATCTCGGCTTTATCCAGCATATCGCGCCTCCTTATGCCCGCTCGATCTGCTCCATGCAGCGGCGGATCGCTTCGCGGGTCTTATCGTCGTCCGCATCGCGCATCATATCGTCCAGCTGCGCGCGCATATGATCGCGGGCGTCTGTGCGGCTGTAGCGGCCCATTGCGTCGCGGCGGCGGCCACGGTAAGAGCTGCCCCGGCCGTAAGTACCGCGCATATCCGCCTCCCACTCGCCATCGCGGGAATAGCCGCCGTCTTCAGCCATCTCGATCTTGTAGGTATTCTTGATGGAGCTCGTCAGTTTCTGGATTGCGTCCAGATCGCCCGCAGACATTTCGCGCTTGTCGGCGATTTCATCAAGCTCTTTGCAGAGCATTTCACGCAGGTTTCTCAAATCGTACATATTGCATCCTCCTCTCACGATACGCGCTCGACGATCATATTGCTATTTGCGAAACTGATCGCCTGCGCGCTGGTGTTCTTCGCCGCTACAGTCAGGCAGCAGCCGCGCGGGACTTCCACGAATGTGGAAACGAAGATGTTGAAATAGTTCTCAACAGCCGCAGGGGTTACGGCCGCTGTGGCGCTGCTCAGAGGTTCGCCGTTGATTGCAAGCGCAGCGGTAATGGCACCTACTGTTCCGCCTGTAGGGATGGCGATATTCGCGCCAAAGGATACGCGGAACTTCGCCTTGCATTGCTGCGTAAGCCCGCGCAGCGTAACAAGCCCGCTTCCTTCGCGATGTACGATGCACGGCTTTCCGCAAGCCGCCGTGGAGATCAGCGGGACGTTCTGCCCAGCGGCGACAGTTTGAATCCCGGATGATGTAAATTCAGCCATAAAGTCATTCCTTTCATAAAAATACAGCGGCGGGACGATTGCCCCGCCGCGTTGCTATCGAGTATCGGCAATGGGGCCGACCATTTTCGTGAGGCCACGAAAAAGCTCTACGATGTGGAGTTGTTACGCGCAGTTGCCGCAGCCGTAGTTGTAGCCGCTGTTGCAGCAGTACGGATTCGCGACAACATAGGCCGGGCTGGGACTCGGGCGAAGCGTGGAAACAAGGTAATTGTTCTGTGCCGCCTGCGATGCTGCCAGCTGGTAGCCGAAAAGCTGCTGGTTCTGCTCTGCGATCTTCGCGTCCTTCGCCGCAAGCTCCTGCGCCGTCAGACGCTGGTCGATGCTGCGGAAGCCGCAGTTCATGGCGTCGATGATGTCGCGGGTGGTGTTCTGCACGGTGTTGCGGGTGTCGCACGCCTGCGTCGCCATGTCATAGCGCACCTGGGCGATTGCAGCGCGGTTTTCGCAGCAGCACTCCTGTGCCTGCATCGCCATGTTGTTCAGCTGCTGCATAAGCGTGGCCTGCTGGTTGCAGCGGGAAAGCTCGGCCTGAGCAAAGCCGTTTGCCATCGCCATGTTGGTGCCGTTGACAAGCTGCGCCTGCTGGTAAAATCCGTCGCAAAGTCCCTGATTTACACTGTCGATCTTGCGCTCGATGTTGGAGAAGTCGGAGGCCAGCACATAGCCGTCTACAACGCCGCCGGAATTTCTGCCGTTGTTGCCGAAGCCGTTTCCATTGCCGCCCCAGCCGCAGAAAATGGCAAGGAACAGGATGATGAACCACCAGCCATTATCGCCGCCGAAGCCGCCCCAGCCGCCGCCTGTCATACCGGTAGGCGCGACGGGCATTGTCATGGTCGGGGCGCCGTCATTCAAACTCATATTTTTCATTCCTTTCGTAGATTCAAAAGATTTATCTCAATCGTGGCCACGATTTTGATCGTTCAACTGTTCGGAATTCCCGAACTATTGCAGCAGTTGCCGGAATTGCCCCGCCACCTGCTGCAGCTGATTCAACTGCTGCTGCGAGATTTTCCCGCTTTGCACAAGCTTTTCGACCTCTGCTTTTGGGTCACCCTGAAAGCTGTTCTGAAATTGCCGGAACTGCTGTATCATGTTCTGGAACTGCCCCATCTGGCCGGGCATCTGTCCGCCGCCGATGGCCTGAAACAGGGGATTAGCCATCGCTTTCAGCCTCCTTTGCCTTTCTCGCCGGTCTGGCGCTGGTGGCCGTCAGCTTGGCTACCAGCTCGTCAAACTCCTTGCGCGTCACGTATTCCTCCATCATGCCTTTTCGCGCCGCTGTGTGCGTTATAACGGCCTGTACGCGCTCCACGAGATCATACGTTGTCATGCTCGGCTTGCCGCTTGCATCGGCCTTTTTCACATACACGACCGGCGCGTTCATATCCCAAAGCGTTACCGCATTGTTGGGCGCGACGATAAAGTCGTTTGCGGCTTGTTCGTTCGGGACCCAGATGATCGACTGATTCTGCGGCTGCTGGGGCTGCGGCTGGTAGGCCGTCATTTGCGGTGCAGGCTGGTACTGCGGACGCATCATTGGTTCCTGCATTGGCTGACTGATTGGTTGGCCGATTGGCTGATTATAAATCGGCTGCTGATACACATACGGCTGTTGCCCAAACATCATGCTTCCTCCTTTGCCCAATAAAACAGTGGGATCTCACTCCCAGAGTTCCATGTATCAAAATACGTCCCATCCTCCACGCACACAACGTGGCTTGATAACGCCAGCACATACACGCCGCGCGGATGATCTGCGCAAAAGTCCGCGACGGTGTAGCAGTCCGGGCAGGTGTTCGGCATCACGTTCCGGGTAAAACCATGCTGCCGTAGGTATGCACCCCATACACTGTTTGCGCTCGGCAGATCTCCCATGATGAGTCCTTGCAGGCACAATCCGATATACACCTCGTCCCAGCTCTTTCCGGTCGCCTTTGCGATGGCCCGGACGGTGCAGTCCCCGACCTTCTGCCCGGCGGGGTTTGGATTAAAATAAGAAAAGCCCATACCGAACACTCCTTTGTGTGTCCAGTATGGGCCTTTTTGCGGCTTCTTGTGCCTCAGTTGTGTATCAATTTGGTTCAAAATTTAAGCCCGCGGTTATTCCACGGGCTTAGTTTTTGTTATCGTTCGTTTACAGCCAGAATCTCCGCCGCCATCGCGGCCACATACGGCGGGCAGGCGCGGTCGCCGAGGCACCAATGCTGCACGGTACGCAGAGGAACGTTGAAATACTGCGCAAAGCCGGTCTGCGTCAGTCCGTATTTCTCGATTAGCTCCGGGATCGTGCAGTGCGTGCCGTCCCAGATCCCGCCGAGCAGCGCCAGCCGCTCCGCCGGAATCTCTTCGTCTTCGGCATCGCCCCAGACGCTGGACAGTGCCATATCGGAGACATAGGCGTCACGGTCAGCGTATGCGCCGGTTTCGGCGTAAAGAGCAGCGCGGATTGCGGGTGTGAGTTTCATGGTGGTACCTCCTTATATTTTTTCAACCGTGAGCACGGCGCTGGACGTCAGCCGGCATAGCATACCTCCCACGCGCAAATGTTCGCCGCATCCAACGCGGCAGAAATCAGCGCTTCGGCGTCCACGCCCAGAACGCCGGAGATGGACCGCAGAACGCCCAAGACATCCTCCGAGGTGTCAACGGACGCACCGTCCATTGTGCCGTCTGAAAAATTCCAGCAGAAGCCATCAGCAGTCACGGAAAAATACACGCGGCTGCCAAAATCACCGCAGGACATATCGTCGACTTCAACGGTGACGAGCTGACCACCTATGTCGGCCACAATACCCCCAGCATACTGCCAGTAGCCGCCGCCATTATTTGCAGTGTCCGGGTTATAATGGGGATTTGTCTGCTCTCCCCACGCGGAAACGATATTAAACATGTCTGCCATCCTCCAATTTTGTGCCGTATTTTGTTTTGCTTCATCTTCGGTGCTGGAACACCGAAGCGGATTCTCTGCTTCTAACGATCAGAAGCAGTACGCGCTGATGGGCTGGCCGTCGATGCGGACGGTGGCGAGCGTATCGTCGCTGAAATCGGGATAGTCAGCGCCTTCGATGCTGTCCGCCAGCTCGTCAAGCGTGTAGCCAAAGTACACGCAAAATGCGTCGCCCAGGCAGGCGTCCATATCGCGGCAGAGGATCGCGGACTGTTCTTCCGTGTCGCCAGCCTCGGTGGCAATGGCGGTGCAAGCAATGAGTTCGTAACGGTTGTTGATGATCTTGGTTTCCATGGTGTACCTCTTTCCGGCTTTCGCCTTGTTTTATCTTATGGCCTTACTATACGCCCAATGGGCGCAAAAGTCAAGAGGAAAATGAAAATTTTCTTAAAAATAAGCGCCGATTTCTCGGCGCTTATCTCAGTTATACAGTTTGCTGGAAGTCCGCTGCATCTCCCGCATGATCTCCGGCAGGCGGCGCTGGACCGTGGCGCGGCCCAGGAACAGCTCTGTCGCAACGTCGACCTGCGGGAGCTTGTCGACAAAATAAAGCTGCGCGATCTTCTCATTTTCCCGGCCAAGATTGGCCTGATAGATCACGGCCTCCATATCCTTGCGGGTCAGGCGGCCCAGCTCTGGGGGAAGTTTGCCGCGTGCCTGCGGCGACATACGCCCCGCCTCCTTACTTCATGGCCGCGGCCAGCTTCTTCAGGAGGTCGTCGCCGTATTTATAATCGGCGAGATATTTGATCGTGCTGTCCGCCAGCCCGGCCTTTGCCTTGATCGTCTCCTTGGCCGCCTCGACGGCCTTGTCGACGGTTTCCGTATCGTATTCCACCCACGGGAGCTTGCCGTGCTTCGTCCATCTGCGGGCGTTGTACCCGCTCTTGGAGCCGATGTTCAGAACGGCGGTGATCTGCACGCCATTACCCCAGATGGGCGTACACTCAACGGCCAAGCCGTCTCCGATGTACAGGCCCCAGTGGCCTGGCATCCACAGCCCTTCGCCTGGGACGAGTTTGTCCCAGCCGGACGCGGATACGTCCCTGCACTTCGCGATCATGCCGTCGGCGGAGACGTCAGGGACGCCGTTCGCGGCGTATTTTGCGCCGCCATATGCCGCGTTCTGATTGCCGTTCCAGCCCCATAGAATGCCCTTCGTGAGGTTCACGCAGTCAAAGCCGAAATAGCTCTTGCCGATCTGCTTGCGCAGCTCAGACTGCTTGGCGGCTGTGTACCAGCTTGGATACTGTGCAGCTTTTTCCCGGATGATGCTTTCTGTAACCGGCATCCCGAAGCAGCCCCACATATACACGGTTTTGCAATTCTTCGCGACGTCAATATGCCGCCTGACGAGCTCGGAGGCTTTCATAACGCTCATGCCCGCTCGCTCCCGTACAACTCGTGGTGCAGCTGCAGCACGGCGGCCTCGATCAGCTGATCGATTGTAGATACGTCGAACCGGATTCCGTGTTCGGCCAGAAAATTGATCACATAGGCTTTCTTTTCCTCGCCGTCCGTTGCCGCGTAGAGCTGTTCCGCCGCTTTTACGCCGATCTCTACGTATGTTTTGATGGTTTGCAGTTTGTTGGCATCGATCTTGGTTTTGAGCCACGGGATTAAAAATGCCGAAACGAGCGCGCTGATGAGCGCGATCACTGCCGAGATGATCTGTGTGTAGTCCATATGTATGCTCCTTTCAATCTTTCAGCACGATCTCTGCGATGCGTGCTGCCGCTTCCGGGCCGTACTTATCAGCCCATTTATCCATGTACTTCTGCGCGTACTTCGCGCGGTTCTCATTTTTGGCCTTCCAGAGGTAAAAGCCGCTGGAGGCCGTTGTTTCAGCCAGCACCGCAAGCGTGATCTCCGTCAGGTCTGCGCCTGCCGCGCAGGCGATAATGAGTGCGAGGCTGACGAGCGCGCTGCAAATCAGCCATTTCTTACTAAACTCCATTGCTATGTCCGCATTGCGCCTCCAGCTGGTGCAGAAATTCTTTCACGTCGCCGTTTCCGCCCAGCTTTACGTATTTCTGCCCGGCAATCAGACGTTCAGCCATTGGCATTTCCTCGCTCATGATCGTAAGGCGGAGGATTGCCAGATACTGCTCATCCTGATGCTCCTGCATTTTCCCGAGCTTTTTGTCGATCTCGGCTAGATGCGCCTCCTGCGTTGTGGCCTTGCCGCGCTTTTTCTGAACCGCGCTGACGATGGCATTGACTACCGCCGTCAGCGCGGATGAGCCAAGCGCGGCGCAGGCGAGGGTGACGATGATGGTTTTGGTGTCCATTTTTCTGCACCTTTCTCTTTTATTTGCCGGGCTAATCGTCCGCCATTTTGATGTAGGTGGCGGTATCGCTGGAATAGCTGATCGTCGGCAGCGTCGTGCCGCCGAGGACGGCGTAGAGGGCTGGGTATGCAGTCTGATCGAAGGTTGATCCATCGCACGCGTGCCACGGGGCAGAGAGCACGCGGACAGTTGTGAGGATATCGCCGATGTGATAATTCGGCTCCGACAGCTTCCCGAATGCCTCATTTACCATCGGGTTCGCCGGTGCGTCGCCTGCTCGCCAGATCTTTGCAGCGCTCTGCGCCGTCAGCAGGTTCCCGGCCGTGAGCGGCGTCCCGGCTTCCAGCGGTTCGTCCTCCGGGCGAAGCCATACGTACCGCAGGAGGCTTCCGTCCGCGTCATACGCTCCGTACCGGACGGCCCCGTTTGCGAGATCGTTTGTGCCGATTCTATCCCGCATGGCTATTCCTCCAGCGCCTTGATGTAGGCATTGCTTCTTGTGTCCGTCCCGATGGTAGGGATTTCTTTTCCCGCCGCGCTATAATCGCAGTACGCCAGCCCATTCGATGATATGTATGCCGCCTCCCCGTCCGGCGATAGTGCAATACTGTCGACTCCGCTCCCCAGTACGTCTCCATATACCGGGCCGGATGCTGGAGCGCTGATCGCAATGATCTTTTCCGCTCGATCAGCACTTTCAGATTCGCTTGCGGTTTCTGAAAGCACCAAAAGCCCGTTTTCGTATTTGCCGTTCGTATAGTTGTCGAGCGAGTATGCATCGGTTTTGTAGGAAACTACCTTCCCGTTTTCCCACGTTGCACCGTAGTCCGCAGAATACCTGTATACCATATATCCGCTATACATCGTGGTTCCCGCACCAGAGAAAACAGCGTTCACCAGTGCAAAAAAAGCAATTATATTTGCCCCACAATGGTAAGCTGACATCAGGGCGTGACGGGTGTACGTCGGCGGCTGGTTGAAGGACGGAGTTAATTCTTTGATGTTTACGCTGCTGACTGCCTCCCACGTCGGGTTGATCAGGGTTTTTGCCTTTGAAGTCTCCAGTATGTCGCTGGTGCTACAGTTCAGCTTGTAAAAGCAGTCCTTTTCTTCGGCGTAAAATACAATTCCGCTGATAAAACCTGGGATGAGTACTATTTCCTTTGTTGTTTGGTTTACGTAGCTGACACTTACTTGTCTTCCCGTGTAATTGTTATAGGCTCCGTATTCGCCTCTTACTCCGTAGATATACAGAACGTTTGGCGTAATAAACATCTTCAGTCCAGAGCTTTCAGGCGGGATGCCGCTTGCATATAGCGCAAACGGCGTATCAAGGCTACGCGTTGTGTACACTCCGTTTAACTCTGTGGAGCCTCCGGAAAAAAAAGCGTAATAAGTGCCGTTTGCATACTGCACATCCGATATCAGCAAGAGTCCGGTCGGCATATCTGTCTGCTGCGTCCACGTCTCCAAATCGGGCGACGTCCAGAACTTTCTGCCGTACAGGCCGACCCATTCCCCATTCAGATACCACACAGCTACAGGTTGAATATTCGATGTCTTCAACGCCCACGGAAGCGGCGCGGCAGAGCTTCTGAGCACAGAAAACAATTTTGGATACTGTTCCTGCGATACAGTGCGCCCGTCGCACGGGAGCCATGCGTCGGAGAGGTCTGTGCGGGCGGTGATAGCGATGTCGCCGACTTTGGCCGTACCCTCCGAAAGCTTGCCGAGCGCGTCATTCACGGTTGGGTCGTCCGGCTTCTTCGAGCCGGGCCAGATCTTCGCGGCGGTTGCATCGGACAGGAGATTTGCCTTGTTGAGGGGCGTTCCCTCGACGGTGGGCGCGTCCTCGCGCTTGAGGTATTCGTAGTGGTTGAGCGTGCCGTCGGCGTTATAGACGCCGTAGCGGATCGCGCCGTTGGATAAAACCTGTGTTGGCTGCCTATCTTTCATGTGAGTAATCCTCCTGCGGCGCACTCCGCCGCGCCGGTGTGGCGAAAAGATTTTGCAACGTTGACGATTAAGTCTTCGCAGAGCGCAAGAATGCGCTCGATATCATTCGCGCCGATGTAGGTCAGGCGGGCCAGCTGCGGCACGTCCGGCGTCCCGGCAGGATACGCAAGTGCGTCGCGAATGTCCTGTATCTGCCGTCTGTATGTCTCAGCCTGTGAGGCCACTGGGATGTCCGTTACGGCCCAATCGGTTTTAGCCGTCCACGCGATGCTCCTGCCGCAGATCGAGCTGAGGCGCGCCGCCAGATAGTTCAGGGCGGTTCCCACGCGGTTCATGTCGCTTGCGTTATACGCGCCCTTCATCCCGGCCAGCCATTCCGCCTGCTCGTCGGAAGTCATGGCGGCAAAGCCCTTCGCCGCCAGCTCCCGCACCCGCTCCACATCCGCCTGCGTGCGGTCGGTGACGAGCGTAACGATGATAGTCTTGGTGTCCATGGCTATGTACCTTCTTCCGTGATCTTCTTCCACCCGTCCGGGTTAACGGATGGGTTCCAGACGTTGGCGGCGAGCAGGGATTCGTAGAGCTCGTCCTGCCACCAGCCTTTTTCGCCTTTGGAGAAGGCAAGGCCGGCGGTGATGGTCTCGGGGATAAGGCGGAAGCCCTGCTTGTAGGCGATGTCTTCCCAGAGGGCCGGGGCGGCGTCCGGGGTGTTCTGGGCCGTGTCCCAGAGGTCGGAGGCGGCGCGCTTGATGGTGCCGCCCCAGTTGATGCGCGTGCCGGCTTTGACGAGGCTGCCGGAGCCGGTCAGGCGGGTGAAAAGCTCCGGCGCGAGACTCGCGTCGGCGTCGGTGAGACTGGCTGCGCTTTTGACGATATAGGGGCGCAGCGCCCGCGCCCGCTCGGTGTAGGTGCTCATGTTATTCCGCCTCCCCGAGCAGGATCTTCGCGGCGGTCTCTGCATCCGTCAGCGGCAATGCTGCACCCATTTCCTCATAGCTGCCTTCTGGCTCAGTACCTTTCAGCGTATGGTCTGTGAGATGAAACACCATGTCAGAAAGCACCTGATGTTCAGTTCCTTCTTCATCCGTAATAGTCACAGCCATCTTCGCGCAAAATCCTTCTGCCTGATCTTCCTTGCACGAGACATAACAACCGTTGCCGTGCAGTCGGATGGGCACAATACTGTCCGCATAACCTGCAAATGCGCCGTCTTGTTTTACTGCATACATGGTATCCCTCCAAATTTCTCTTGATAGATTTTCTCTAATCGCTCTGTGTTTGCTGTTCTCAACCGATTTTTCCAGTAGCCGTTTTCCTGCCCCGGCCATTTGTCATCCGTAAAATCTTCACCGCAGCCGTTTTTTCTGTACCATCGGTACAGATCGTTCAGCATTTTCTGCCGCTCGGCACCTTCCTGCGTGTTCGGCCTGAAATGCTCCCACCCGTTTTCGGACGTCGCAGCGCATATCCGCCTGCCGTCTGCTGCAAACAGGAACCCTTCGAGCTCCGATACCACAGTTCCGTATCGGAGATTAAATTCTCCATCGATGCCATGCCCACGGAACCGCTTGTACACGATATACTCCATGTGTTTGTTCCTCATACGCAAAAGCCGGGCGCGAAGCCGAAGGAAGCGCGCGCGGTGCGGTCTTCGGCTGTCCCATTGGTGTTCACATTCTCGAAACCGTCGGAGCTGCTCGCAAGCGGAGAACGGAGCCACCAACGAGCGGCGGCACTCGTTCCGTTGTGCTTGTACTTTACCTTGCTGTTTCCAGCGGAATAATAGGCGTACTGCGCTTGCTTACTCGCCTCGTTCGAGTTTGCTCTCGAAATGCTCCCGAAAACCTCAAACTCCGAGAGGAGGAAAAAGTAATCCTTTGTCGCCGTGACCGCACTCGCGGATGTGCTATTATTTCCCGTATTGTCCGTGTACTTGGTAACGGACTTTAGGACTGCACGGAGCGCCGCCGGAATGACTTCGATAATCGTTCCGGAATAGCTCGAGAGGCTTGTCCCGCAAATATTTGTACGCATTTGCGAGCTCGCCCATCCGCCGGAGTTCGTTGCACTACTGTTCATAGAGAAATAGCCGGTTGTCGAAACGGGCGAGGTATAGTAACTATCGCAGAAACACACGTCCGTACCGCCGGAGAGCGCGGTCTTTGCAAGTTGGAAATGGATACGGTTTTCCCCTTCTAGGCTCGCGTTATGGTTAAATCCAATAATGAACGCATATGTTGTGTAATTAGATAGTGTAAAATGTCCAACCGTGCCGTTTAGCGTTACAGCCTTTCGGTCACCGACGCTCCAATAGTTCGCGCCCTGTCCCGCGTCGGATATATTTTTTATTGTTTCCCAAGTATTTTTATTCAGTGTCGGATATACAAAATTAAGCGACACCGCGTAGCTGTCCGTGATAGATACGGATTTTGTGTCAGATGTTTTCCCGTCCAGCGTCGCGGATACGCTCCATGTTCCGGTTTCCGGCACGATAAGCGTACAGACTCCGGTGCTGTCAGATGTTCCGCTGATCGTTTTGGAGCCGTGTGTCGCTGTGACTATCGCACCCGCGGATACCGTTACGACCAGTTGCGGAACGATCCCGGTTTGAATTGCACGAACCGCGCTTGCAAAACCATCTGGGTAAGTCAGCGGGTCGGATGTTCCGCCTTTTTCTCTGATGGCATCGGCAACTGACGTGAGTTCTATATCGTTCGTTAAATATTCAGTTGCCATCAGAAGCTCCCTCCATTCGCGTTTGCGATCTCTACCGCCGCCCACGCACCGGAAACAACCCGCAGAAATTTTCCATTATCAGCGGCGGTGACAGACGGCACTTCGCGAACCTTGACAGCTCCGGTCTTGCCGTTGATCGATGTTACAGGGGCGGTTTTGAGGTAGTCCGTGCCTGCGACGGCCACCGTCCACGCTGTCGGCTTCCCGCTGGCGTCCACCGCCTTGACCTTGATCAGGTCCCCGACGGAAGCACCGGAGGCGAGAAGGACGTCCTGCTTGCCGCTCCATGCGGCTTTGTTTCCGTGCACGTCGCCGATGGCCTCGTCGATCTGCGCGCCGGTGTACTGGCTGTTGTACGCCATGTGATCACTCCTTCATGCACAGAAAATCCTCGCCGTCTGCCGTTTTCAGCGGCTGCGGCTGACCAAGCGGGATAAATCCGTAATTGTCGTTCCAGCTGCCGTCCGCGCTCTGCGCGAACAACGAAATGCGGTATTCTCCGTCTCCGGACATCAGAAAATCGTCGTAGAACTCAAAGGTGCGCTTCGTACCCGCCGGGGTCTGTGAGAAGGACGCGATCAAAGCGCCCTTCCCGCGGCCCCAATCCTCGCCGGACTTCGTCGCGCGGCACTCAAAAGCCGTATAGGCGATGTCCGACGAGAATGTGACGGTGATCGAGTCGAATCCCGAGACTGCCGATATCTTGTTTCCGGTGATGGAGAAGGTCAACTCCGGCGCGGCCATTAGGCTGCGCTCCACGTCCCGGCGGCGTTCTTGACGAAGACCTTCACGATCTTCACGCCGTCGCCGGAAGACGCTGTTTCGAGGTCTGCGCCCTTGATGGTGACGTTGATGGCGGTGTTCTTCTTGTAGCCGCCCTCCGTGCCGCTGACGTTCGTAGAGCCGCCAGTCGTCGGGATCTGCGTGCCTGCCGTGTGCAGGCTGCTCGTCGCCGGGACGACGCGGACGGTGTATTCCTCAAAGTCCACATCGCAGACGAATGAGAACGCCGCTGCGTCGTAGCCCGTGACCTTGGAAATGCGGCTCTTGTCGGGGCCGGTGATGGTCACGGCGGGGATCGAGGTGTTGAGCGTGATGGAGTCGCTGGCCGCAGCCGATTCGTTGCCGACGTCGTCGCGCACCTTTACATAGATCGTCTTCAGGCCGTCGCCGTCCGGGAGCGTAATGGATTTTGTGGCCGCGTATGTCTCCCACGACGCAGCCGCCTCCGTTTTCGCCGCCTTTGTGCCCCAGATCTTCATCTGGTAGCCGGTCGTCGCCGCGTCTGTGACGGAGATCTTCGCGGTGACGGTCGCGCTGGTCGCGTACTGTGCGCCGTCATTCAGGATGATCGATAGACCGGCAGGTGCCAGCGTATCGAGTGTTAAATTAAAAAAGCTTGCCATTCGGATTTAACCCCTTTCTTCACTTTTGAGTTCAATGTACAAAAAGCCGCCCGGCCTTTCATAAATGGTTTTCTCGCCCAGATGGGCGGACTTAATGCCCATGGAGCCGATGAACAGCGCCAGAATGCGTTTGATTCCAAGTGCCAGCATGTCAGCCCTCCACCAGATACAGCGTCCGCGCGTCCTTTTCGTCCATCGCGTCATAGTCCGATTTTGTCAGCACGCGGATCTCGTCGATCTGCGCCGATGCAATGCCTCCGCCGCCGGAGCCGCCGCCAGCACGCACGGAAACGTTAAAGGAAACGTCGATCGGGTCGCGGTTCTTGAGTTCAAATTCAATGCCGCCCATCACAACACCGCCTTTGAAAGCGCGTGCGCAACGTCGATCTGCTTGATCTCCGAGCCAATCACGTCACCGCTCTTGAATTTCACGCGCACCTGCATCTGGCAGAGCTTCGGGAGCCGAAAGGTCTCCTGCTGGGTGAGGGGAAACAGAAACTTTCCGTCCTCGTATCCGATCTCTCCCGGATAGCTCTTTTGCAGATAAAGCAGAGAAATTTCCACCTTTTCAACGCTTGCAACGTCCAGCGGCTGCCCTTTATTCTTGATGGTAACACTAAGGTTATACGAATCTCCCTGTACCAAATGCCGCACCTCCGTTCTATGTGCCGATAATCTTGCACTCTGCCGCCGCGATTCCGCTGAGGCGAATGTCCATACTGGTGATCGTTCCGGTGATCTTCGTGCCCCACGGCGTTGTCGTCCGCACATAATCGCCGGGGGCCTCTTTGTCCATGACGATGCGGACGCTGTGTGTCTGGCGACGCATATAGTAATCATAAATGTGCTGCGCAATGGCGGCTACGTTTTCGCTGTTTACCAACGTCGCATCGCGCACCTCAATGACGTTCGGCTTGGTCTGCGTGGTGGCGTTCGGATTGGCCTTGGACGTGACCGACGTCGTGTGATAGTAGGTCGTACCGCCGACCTCCACACTCTCTCCGCTTCCGGACGTCGAGTAGCTGTGTGCCGTCACGCGGATCTCCGTGACCACAGCCGCCGTTTCCACGCTGCCGCCGGTGTATGTCCGCTCAAGTGGAATATCGGCGGGCGAAGACGCTGTGAGCCTCCTGACGCGCACGCCGCGCGACGCGCTTGTATCGATGGTCGCGCGCAGGGCAAAGACGATCTGCTGAAGCGCCTCGCGCTTGGTAGAGTCTGGGATATAGCCAGTTACTGTCTCGTTCTCCAGCGCCGCGTCAAAATCCAGCGTGAAATGCGTGCCGAGGATCGAGCTTATCAGCTCTTTTGCGTTTTTCTCGCTATAGATTGCCGCCGCAAAAGGCTCATCGTCCAGAACGCCGAGCGCATCCTGGCAGGAGACATCATAGAGCCGTTCGCTCGACCGGGACGAGCTTTTGATGTAAAAGACGCCGATTAGCTTTGCACCGTCGTAGGCGCTGACGGGCTGCTTTTCCTGAAAAATGAAGTCGATGTTGTCCGAATTGTCGAGCGTGAAATCCAGTGTGTTGATCTCCACGTCGTCAGAAATCACGCTGACGCCCTCGGTGACGCTGACGCTGCGCAGGTCCTCCCGCTCGAATTCCCGGACGATGCCGAAGAATATCTGTCTGAGTTTCGCGTACCGGTACGGCAGGCTCGTCTTTTTCAGCTCGATCACGAGTTTGTTGTATCCGGAGACAGGCTTTGCGCAGAAATACTTCTGGCCGTCCGGCGTGAAGTCCTGCGACGCGACGGTTGTCTCTCCGTTGTACCACGTCATGGTCAGGGCGCTGCAATAGTCGCCGGTGCCACCGTCAAAATAGAGGTAAATGCCGGAGCTTGCGAACGTGCCGTCCAGCGTGATGGTCAGCGTCGGGTTTGCGTCGAAGGTGCAGTCTGCTTTGCTCGGCTTGGCAGACCAGAAAGCCGCCCGCTCGGTCGTGAGGATTGGGCGGGAGCCGTCCAGCATCCACTGGTTCAGCTCGTTTGTTGCGACGATCACCGACTCTGTGCCATACGGCAGTTCCGGAAGGTCGGAGAAGGGCTGCGCAGCGGTGCTTGCAACGCTTGCCGCCGCTGCTGCGCCTACCGCTACGTCCTCATAGATCACGCGTACACTCATACCGGCGTCCTCTTGGGCTTCATGGCGACAAAATTGATCGTCAGATTGCCCCAATCATTGCGCCCGTCGTAGCTCCCGGCGAGCTCATCGTCGCCGTTTGCTACATAGGCGTCAAAGGTCATAGTCCCCTGCGCATATGGGACGGTCAGCACGTGGCTGTCGACCGGGGCAGAAATGCTCTCATAAAAATCATCGTATTCCTCCGGGTCTGACGATACAGGATCAATTTCAAGGCTGTAGTTGTAATACGTGCCGATAATATCACGGGTCATCGCGCCGGTCATAACGCGCCCGGCATTGTCACCGTCTAGGACGGAGAACGACCGCTTGCAGCTTACGACGTGCAGATTGTAATACGCCTTGCCATCAAGGCTCAGTGCGCTTCTCATGTCTTCACCCCCGCCAGCTTCACGCCGACGCGCTGCGTCTCTTCGTTGTTCAGCTGATAGATCGTGCGGCCAAGCTCACGCCGGTCAAGCTGGAAGATAACCGTCATTTGTCTGCTTCCCGCTACGCCGGTCTCGGTCATGGCCTGTTTGAATGCCTGCACCATCGTGGAAAGCGGCGTCTCGATGTTCGTCCCGCTCTTCTGGTCGCCGAGGACGGCCATGAATTCCCGGTTCGGCGGGATGACCGCGCCGGAGGCTAGGCGGGGGAGTTGGACATTTCCCCAGCTTACATTTCCAATGTCTACGCCCGGAACCTTGTTCAGCAGCCCAATCGCCCCGTTCACAAGGCCGCCCAAACCGCCAAGCGCGCGATTGATCCCACTCTCGATTTCGGCAATCAGGCCGTTCATGGCGTTTTTCGCAAGATTGGCCCACCATTCGCCTGTGAATACAGGCGCAATGTTCTTCTTCCAGAAATCTTTGATTTTGCCCCAGCAATCTTTTACCTTGCTGACAATAAAATCCCAGTTCGGCGCAATAGCCGCAGCCAGGCTTACGCCGCCCGCTGCGAGAAGTCCAAGCCCGAGCGGAATTCCTGCACCTGTGAACAGGAGAACCGCGCCAAGCGCAAGGAGCGCGCCGCCAACGATTGCAGTAATTTTGCCAAGCGGCCCTTTCATTTTTTCCTGAATCGTATTCCAGTTGACAGCCGCCGTTGCTGCAAGTCCGATTGCGCCCGCAGCCATCAGCCCGATTCCAAGCGGAAGGCTTGCGCCTGTAAATGCAAGGATCGCACCGACCGCAAGCAGCGCCGCACTGACAATCGCGGTGATCTTCCCTATCGGCCCTTGCAGTTTTGTTTTGATCGTATCCCAGTTGATAGTTGCTGTTGCTGCAAGCCCTGCCGCTCCTGCAACCATCAGCCCGATACCGAGCGGCAGATTCGCACCGCTGAATGTGAGAATTGCGCCAAGCGCAAGCAATGCCGCACCCACGATCGCTACAATATTTCCGACAGGGCCCCGCAGGGCCGCCGTGATCGTGTCCCAGTTAACAGCCGCTACCGCAGCGAGACCGACCGCCCCGGCCGCCATCAGCCCAATGCCGATAGGAATGTTTGCGCCGCTGAACGCTAAGATCGCGCCGACAACAAGCAGCGCCCCGCTTACGATTGCCGTAATGATTCCGATGGGCCCTTGCAGCGCTTCTGTAATTGAGCCCCAGTTTGCCGCCACAGTGGCCGCAAGGCCGACCGCACCGGCGATCATCAGTCCGAGGCCAAGCGGAATGTTTGCGCCAGAAAAGACAAGGAGCGCGCCGATTGCAAGCAAGGCAGTACTTACAATCGCCGTGATAAGTCCGACTTGCCCTTGCAGGATTCCAGCGATTTCTCCCCAGTGATTGCTTACCGCGTCCCACACCGCCAGCGCGCCAACTGCCATAAGCGCTATTCCAAGCGGGATGTTCGCACCGCTGAACGTGAGAATTGCGCCAAGCGCAAGCAATGCCGCGCCCACAAACAATTCTGTAATTGATGTCAGCTGATCCTTTATCATGGCGCTGAAATCGGGTGCTATTGTATCGGATCCGATTCCGCCACCCGCTCCTGCGCCGCCGCTGCTTCCGGAATCATTCGAAAGCTGGTTGATTTCGTCAAACGACGCCATGCTTTTCCCTGCTTTTTTTGCTGCGTCTCCCACATCGGAGATTGCTTCCGCCTCGTCTCCATATGCCGCAGCGGCTTCCGCCGCAGATTTCGGAAAAGTCGTTCCGAACAGCTTCGAAACCAGTGTTGCAAGCGCGTTTACAATTCGAGTCAGCACGTTCACAAGAAGGATAAAAGCAGGAATAACCACCTTCATGATTGGCTGCGCAAGCGTGAGCAGAGCGCCCTTCAGCCTGGCAACTGCCGCGCGCGCTTCGTCGCTTTTCTTGATCGTCTCGCTAAGCCAGCTGCGCAGCTGGGAAAGGCCGCGGGACAGGACAGTAAAGACCAGCGCGCTCCTCAGCACCCCGCTTAATCTTCTCCCGAATTTATTCATGCTTTTTTCGACGCGCGCCGACGCTTCGGCCATGCGGGCCGAAGCTCCGCTGGCATTTGTGATCTGCTGCACCAGCTCTCCGGCTTTAGCCTTTGCAGCGTCAAGCGCAGCAGCCTGGTTTATCACCTTGTCGGTGATCTTTGCATATTGACTCCCAAGCTTTTCCGCCGTTTTGTTTTGCTGCACCAGCAGCTGTTCCTGCTCTTTGATCTGCGCAGCAACCTCCGCCTGCCGAGAATAAGCGTCTATGTACTCCGCTGGATTAGCCGAAGCGCTTCCGGACGTGATGCCCTTAAGGCGGTCAGCCTCCGAGCGGAGCGATTTCAGCGCGTCTTCCGTCTGCTTTGCGGCCTGAAGCGCTGCGTCGAGTTCCTTTTTTATCCCGCTCTGCGTGCCGGTGTCCTCGTTTAGCTTGGCTTCCATCTTGTCGATTTTCGCAGACAGCGTATCCAGCTCTTTTTGTGCCTTTTTCGCGTCCGCGTCGACAGCGATCACAATTTTCCCATCTGCCATATTTTCACCACCTTTTCGGTTGATTTTTGTTATTATTTGTGTTATCTTCCAAGTAAGGATGGAAGAAATATGAGTGATTGCATTATCCAAATCAGCCGGGACAATTCTTTTTACGGTTCTGGCCTGACCGTCGGCGTTGCATTGGATGGCTGTGATGTCGGCACGCTGAAAAATGGTGAAGAACTTCGAGCCGTGGCCGCTCCGGGCCAGCACGAACTTTCTTTTTACCGGTATCGCCGTCTGGATAAAACCATATCCTTTACCATTGCCGAAGGGCAACAGAATGCGTTTTTTACCATCAAGATTAACGCCTCGAACCGCGTTGACGTTGTTGGCGGGCTAAAAACCAAAAAGCAGGCGAAACGCCCCAGCGGCTGCCTGACGGCTTTAATCGTATTCCTCTGTCTTTTCGTCTTTATTGGCGCGGCCTTTGCTTCCTGCGGATCGTCCTCCAAGCCGGAAAAGGTCGGAACCTCAGTTTCTTCTTCGCAGCAGCCGCCGCAGCAATCCGATTCCGGGCCTGAAACATTTGGCGTTGGGGATCAGGTCGTTCTAGACGGCGTGGCGGTCACGTTGCTCAGTGTTACCGAGAATTCCGGCCAAAATTACGTCTCGCCGGATGATGGAAAGGTCTTTGTTCTGTGCGAATTCGAGATCGAAAACAATTCATCCCGCGATATTGCGTCCAGCACCATGCTTTCATTCGAAAGCTACATTGATGGCTATACAACCAGCCTCAGCCTCACCGCCATGATGAGTTCCGACGAGCCGCAGCTTGACGGCACGATTGCCGCCGGGAAGAAAATGAAAGGTGTCGTCGGATATGAAGCGCCGCAGGATTGGAGTGAGATCGAGATTCGATTCTCTCCAAGCTTCTGGGGTAGCGAAATCGTTTTCGAGTATAAAAAATAAGTTTTTCCTGCTGCCGCCCCTTAACCGGGGCGGCTGTTTTTTGTCCCGACTCCCCATACGGCAAGCAGGTCGGCTTCGGCCTCCGAGTATGTTGTCTTCAGATCGACGATATCCCGGTTGCGCCGGTAGAAATCCCTCTCCTGTTTGTCGAGGCTCTTCCCTCTGGCCTTTTTATCGCGGATAGAAACCACCTGTGCATACAGGCAATCTCCGATTTCTTGATAGTACGATAGAAACGAATACCAATGCAGGTATTCCAGCGCCCTGACCTCGCAGCCCGCGATTCGGTTGATAGGCGCAATATAGAGATCAAAGTCCTGCGCCCATGACATGATCTCTGGCTGCTTTCTCTTCTCTCGATTCTCCTGCCCGTGGTCGATGAAGCGGAAGCACTGGTTCAGGGCTTCCTGATAGTCGCTGACGGGCATTTCTTCGAAGTCGGGATAGAAGATGGTCAGCGCCGCTTCCGCCTTATCCCGCTCGTCCAGTTCCCTGTCTGTCAGGGCTACGAGGATATCGAGGATTGCGCGGTAATCAGATTGGATCGCGTATTCTGTTCCGTCGACCTCAACAGAGGTCGGCAGGGAATAGATCACTTTCCCCATCTATCAATATATTTCGCGAACAGGGGGCCTGCGCGTTTTCCATCTATCTGTATATTTCGCAATCCTCGGGTTGGTCTTCTTCTGCTCTGCCGCGAAGCTCGTGTCGATCTGATCGATCACGGCCAGCATGAGGTTGCACCATACTGGCAGGCCGTCGGCCAGCGCGTAGACGTTCATAGTGCCGAACAGGTCTGCGCAGACAGGCTTGGCAAACAGGCCGTCGATCATGTCCCGCATTTCCGCGTCGCGGCGGCGGGCAATGGCGAAAATCTCCTTCTTGTCCGCGCAGTGGTCGACTTCGGCCTTATACGCCTCCTGCTTCCTGTCCAGCTCGTCAAAGGTGTTGAAGATCTGTTCGACAAATGCGCTGTCGGTCGGGTTGAAGGAGACTTCCGCCGCGTCGTTCAGCTTGAACGATACGATACCGGTTTCAAATTTGATTTCAGGCATTGCGATTCCTCCTTACGCTGCGTCTGGCGTGAAGGTAATAGCCCCGTTGGCGCCAACCGCCGCCGTGCCGGTCGTGCGTTTGCCGCCGAGCGTCACGTCGATGGGCATACCTACCGAGCCGCCGCCCTCGCCGCCGAGGCTGGACGGCTTGACCATAGACGCGTCGTAGCGCTCCGCGAAGACTGCCGTCTTGGCCGTTCCTGCATAATGATGGACGATCAGCACGTCCTGATTCGCCAGCGCAGATGCGTTCTGCTGCTTGACCGCCAGATCCCAGATCTTCTTCAACGCCGCATCGCCCGCGTCAAGGTCGCACGGGTCAAAGCTCTGCGTGATAATCGGTTTCTTCATGGTGGTTCTGGTCGTTCCAAGGATATCCTTGCTGGAATCCTCCTGCCAGTCATACTCCATGCTGGAGTCTGTGACGCGAGTGCCGAACGGCGCCCAGGCGGGCGTTGAGGACTCGCCGGTGTTCAGATATGCAATCAGCAGCTCCCGGTCGATGGTCTGACCGGCCGTGGTATTAAAAGTAACTTCTGCCATAGTTAAATCACCTCATATGTCAGTTTCATTAGAATTTGATGATCCTCTGTGCCGTCCTCATACCGGGCGAACAGGGCCGAGCGGCTGACAGCTTCCATGCGCCGGACGCGCATCCCGTCGCCCAAATCCGGCGGGTTCTGCATGGCCCAATCCCCGAAGCGGTTCAGCATGGCGTCGCATTTCAGGCGCTTGTCGTTGCTGTTTCCGGGCTTGATGCGGGCGATGATCTTGAATTGATATTCCGCCTCGTGCCCTCCGAGGATGAATTTTCGTGTGATGTACGCGCCCTGAATGGTGGACAGGGCCATACTCGCCGAGTCGGCGGCGAGGAATTCATAATTAATCGTTGCGGCCGGTATGTCGTCGTCCGAGAAGGAATTTGCCCAGATCATCATCTTTCGGGAGATATCCTGTTCTTCCTCCGCAGATACCAGCCTTTTTTGCTTTTCAGCGTCCATTCTTCACCGCCTTGTCCGCTACACGAAGCCATTTATCAAGATTTTCAGCCTTTGACGCCTCGAACCAATGCGATTGCGCCTGATTGTGTCCTGACGTGTTGAACACAAGATTTTTGTCGGTCAGTACCTTTGTCCCGCCTTTCGGCGCGTAGGTGCTTCCGGTCTCCGGGTCTACCATGACTTTCCCGTAGTACAGGAACCTTGCGTATGGGCCGGGATAGATGATCGCATTCCCTTCCACCTGTGTTCTGCGGTCGAGGGAACCGGTCAAGAATGGCACATACGGGGCTGTGTCCTTTCTTGCCTGAAGTGCGACAATATGCTCCGCTTTGGTACACGCCTGCGCGATTGCCTCATGCAATTCATCAAAGCCGTCTGCCTTTACGCTGAATTTCAGCATATTAGGCCCCTCCGACTTCGAAGTGTCTCATGTCCTGGCTTCCAAAGTCCTTCATATCGACCTTTGTGACCTTGTAAACGTCGTCATAGAGCATTTCAAGCGCCTGCTCGGTCTTGTCCGGCTCCACGACTTCACCCTTGATAAAGAATGTCGTTCCGCCGTTGCCGTCCGTGGAGAGCGTCCAGATTCCGCTTTTATCAGTTGCACGCCAGAATTCTTGCGGGCCGACGTAGCGCTTTTCTGCGCCCGTCACGCCGTCTACAGCAACCGTAGAGAACGGAATGTACAGATTCACCGCATCCGCGCCCTCAAGCCCGCTCTGGCGGACGTTGGCCGCCTTGGAGGCTTCCAGCAGAACGCCGCGCAGGACGGTGATGTAGGTTTTCTCCACGTCCTTGAATGTCGCCGGGTCTGTCTCCTGCGAGACGTTGTAGATGGTTACGGTGTGGGGGAACATGGACACGGCCCATACCCCCTCGCTTTGAGTAATCCGGTCGGCCCGAGGTACGCCAGCACGATCTCACGGCGGCGCGTCTCTGTCCGCTGTATATCTGCCTGGGACAGATTTCGTGAACCAAAGCTTCGCGACCAGCCGCCGACCGTCTCGCTTGATACGGGCCTGTCGGTCGTGTAGACGAGACTGTCCAGCTTCCCAGCGTCCTGCTCCAGCTCGGCCAGCGCACAGACGCAGTTCTGGACGGCTTCGAGCTTGTCCCCGGCGGCGGAGCGCGCGCGGCTCATGGTGATGTAGTCGACGTAAGCCGATGCCTTGCGGGCGAGGCCGCAAAATTGCTCTTCATCCAGCGCCGTCCCGCGGTACACAGTCGCGTAATACTCATAATCAGCGTAGATCATGCTGCGCCCTCCTTCCGGTCAGCCTCCGCGCCCGTCATGCAGGCGCGGAGGCTCGATTTTACTTGCTGACGTCCGCGCCGATGAACAGGCCGTAAGGATCGGGCACGACCGGGATAAACAGGCCGCTTGCCTTTGTCCAGGTGGTCTTCGGGTCAGGCGTTTCCCACTGGGTGATCGTGATATACTGCTGTGCACTCTTGTCGGTGTACGGGCCATAGCCCTTTTCTTCCGGCGTCACGCCCCACAGGCCAACGCCGAAGGAATTGGCCATACCATTGGACAGGAATGCAACCTTGTCCTCTGGGAAGAAGCGATACGTCTTTTCCGCGCCGTTTGCGGACTGCGCCTTATAGCGCTGGTCGTTGGTCGTGATCTGGCCGAATCCGAACAGCTCGGTAAAGAGGCTGCGCAGCTTCTCGGTGGTGACGTATGTACCAGCGCCGACCGTGCCGTACACGAGGGTCTGAATGCCCTTGTTGGACGCGAGCTTGCGCAGGATCTTCGTACCGACGACCATTTCGCTCAGCGCGTGGCCGGATGCCGCCGCCTGATCTGCGATGGCCTGAAGCTGGCCGATGATATCAGCGTCTGCGCCGAAGTCGATCTTGAAGCCGATGTTTGCGGACGGAACACCGTAATCGACGGTCATGTTGAGATTGTTTTCCTTGATGGTCATCTTGCCGGTCGCGATAACTTCCATTTTCGCGACCTCGGTTCTGACCTTGACCGCATCGGCCATCAGGCGCATATCGTCGAAGACGTAGCTCACAATGGCGTTGTCAGCGTATACGCCGTTTTCGTTGAGCAGCTGCACCCGCTCGGACTGGTTGATCTTGCGCTTGATAAACAGCTTCTCAACCTCGGTCTTTTCGAGCGCGGGGCGCGTGGCGATCTCTGCCTCGGTGTCAAAGGCGTGGACGGTCGCCATCGTGGGGATCTGTGCGCCGTTTGCGAGGCGCAGGTACTCGGCCTTGAGGCTTTCGGTCTTCTGGTCCGGGAACAGCCGGTCGCCGAGGTACGCCGGGCGCGCGACGGAAATGTTCTGCGAGAAATCCAGACGGTCAGCGTCGGAAATCAGTTCAAGAATGTCAGGCATGGTGTTTTTCCTCCTTCTTTAGGCCGTAGTCCACACGGGGTACAGGGTCACATTGCCGGTCATTTCGACCTTGGAGACGGCAGCGCCGCCCTTAGACGTGCTCCAGCCGGTCTGGGTGTTGCCGCTCTTGGTCAACGGGTATTCGGTCGAGACGTCGGCATAGGAGCCCTCTGTGTAGACGTTCTCGTCGACGGGCGGCGTGCCGCTGCCGTCGTTTTTGTCGTAGGTCACGGTATAGCCGCGCGTGATCTCCGGCGCATCAACAAATGTGAAGCCCTTGCCGGACAGCGCGGTCTTTGCTGCGGAGGCCAGCGACAGGCGGTCTGCCAGCACACGGCCCGCGACCATCACGGAGCCGGGCATATTGCCGTCCGTCACATCGATATCCTCAAACACGATGCCGACTGCGTTCGAGTTGTCGGACGGGAACGGCGTACCGGCCTTTACGATCTTGTGCTTGCCGTCCTGCACGCCCATCGACGCGGGGATTTCACGGGTTTTCAGGACGAGGCCGACTTCGCTTTCGAGGAAATTCGGCCTGACTTCTGCTTTTGTGTTTACAACGATAGACATTTTTCAAATCACTCCTTGTTTGGTGTCTGCGCAAACTGCGCGTTGAACTGCTGCGCGTACATTGCGCCCTTGCTCTTTGCCGCCGGTGCGCCGCCCTGGCCGACGGGCTTGACGAATGTGGGCGTGGGCTTATCTGCCTGAAACGCAGTCGGATCTGCTTCGAGCTGAGCCTTGTGCCACTCGTCGAAGCCGGTCAGCTCGCCGTCTTTCAGTTCAAGGTGTTTCTCCTTGAGGTCTGCAAGGTAGGCTTTCTCGGCGGCTTTGGAAGAGAACTTGACGCCCTTGGCCGTAATCGCGCGGTTCATGGCGTCGGCGTAGTCCCGGCTTGCCAGCTGCGCCTTGTAATCTTCGGTTTCCTTGGTGTACCGGCCCTGAAGGTCTTCGAGCTGCTTGCGGACGCTCTCGGCGTCCCCGCTGGACTTCCGCAGGTCTTCGATGTCCTTGTCGCGGTCGGCCAGCTGCTGCCGGGCGGCGTTCAGGTCTTCCTTGGCTTGATCCGCTTTTTGCTTCTCCCGGCCGATGTCGCGGCTGTTCTCGTCAAGGATCTTGTCGACGGTATCCTTATCGAGCCCCAGTCCTTCCAAAAAATCTCGCTTCATGGGTTCTCCTTCACAGCTTCGCTTTGTTCTCGCGGGTCGCGTCCGCTGCTGCCCCGTAGTTTAGCGACTTCGGGCCGGTCAAGATTTGATAAAACAAAAAGAGCCAACCTGTAAGAAATCCTTACAAGGTGGCCCATCGTGCCATTCCGCGCGCTCGATTGCGCTGCGGTATCTGTATTATTTTTTCAATTCTTCCGCCTTGATGATCTGCGCCTTGACTGTTCCGTCCTTCATGCGCTTCAGCTGAACGCGGAACCCGGCGGCAAGCGCCCGCTCAATGGCGGCTTTCAGTTTTTCGTCAATCATATAACACCTTCATTCTCTCCGGCTGCTCTGGCAGCCCTGCGGCCTTGCTAAAATCATGGTATTTCGTGTTCAGGCGGCGCAGCTTGGCTGCTGCGGCAGTCTCTTTGTCCTTTAGACCAGCGGCTTTATAGGCGTTTTTCAGCTTCTTTTGGTTTCTGATTGCCCGCTCAAGCCTGCGCTGCATCTGGGTCGCTTCGTATGCGGTATATTTCTTTCCGTCGAACTCGCAGCCGAGGCCGTCGTCGATGTGCTCCAGCTGCTCCTCGGAATAGGTAGGCTCCATGATTCCGGGGAGAAATGCGTGTTTGTAGTGGCGGCAATTTGCTCCGGTCAGGCCGTCTGCATAGCCGTATCCGGTCGTCTCCACGAGATCCTTGTACTGCCCAAGCGGGTCAGGCTCTCCGTTTTCGCTTTTATAATAAATTTTCCCTTGCCAATCCTTATGGCTCGACCACGGGGACGGGCCGGGCTTGTCTCGTGCGCCGGAGTGGGCTGTGATCTCAAAATACCGGGTATCCAGATATTCCGCCGACTGGTCGGAATACTTGTCGCAGATTTGCGCTACACCTGTCATAACGGCCCTGCGGGCGGCCACGTCGATTTGATCTGTGTGCCCGCTTTCATAGTCTACGACTTTGATTCCGCTTTCTGCCAGCTGCTTGACGGCGTTGGCAATCGCCTGATTATAGCTGATCGCCCCGCTCTGAATTTGCAGCGTTGACGAATTTAGGGCCCACTGATATGCTTGCGCAGGCGGAAGCATTCTCTGGCCATTGTCCACTAAAAACCCCAAAGATTGCGTCAGATTTCGGAATTCTCCGAGCGTCTGCCTGCGGATCGCGTCGATATCGGAGGCGTCTACCAGCCGGTCAGGCTTTGTCACATCGGCCAGCGTGATAAGGCCGTTGTAATAGCGCTGATTGCGCTCTACAACGTCGTCCAGCAGCTTGTTCAGCTTTTCCTCGCCGATATCCGCCGTCTTCTGGATCTCCTTTCTGATCTTCTTGAGGTCGATGCCGTGTGACCGCAGCGCCCGAATATCCTGCACCGTTACCTCGTTCAGCTCATCCGCAGCTTTAAGCCGGGAGCAGATTTCTTCCAGCAGCGTTATTTCAAGAGCACGGAACAATTCTGCCAGTTCTTCCGGGAGGGCGTCAAGTAATTCAGGAGTAAATGGGTATTTCATTTGTTATTTCTTGCGCCGCCATTGCTTTTTCTTCCCATCCCATGATAAGCCATTGGCTTTTGCAACATTGCGCAAATTGTACGTTTGCCCCGAAATCGATTGCACCTTAGACCAGTCAATACCAAACGTTTCCCCGTTTATTGCCCCGGCTTGAATTATGTACTTCGTGTTCACAGTTCTATTTGTTTTTGCGGTTTTTTCATAAGAATCCGCTTTTGCATAGCTGAATGTCAGGTTTCCGTTTCCATCCGTCTTCGCTTCCAAGATTTCGTCGTGATGGTATGCAGGGCTCCACCCTCTGGCTTCGCGCATATAGGATTCTATTTCCCTCGGCTTGCCTCCAATAATGGTTCCATCTTTGCTGCCTCCGGCAGGGATTCTTCCGGATTTTCCGCGGTCTCCAGCTCCGCCTGCGCCTCCACGTCCGCCCATTTTGCTTTCCTCCGTTTCACAATATCATCATAGTGCGGCTTTACCCGTATCAAATTCCAGTCGCATTCCTCCGGTACTTTTCCGTAGAATATCACCCATTCCGGCGAGAGACGCTTCATCATTTCCTCATAACCACGCAAGAACAGCCGCTTGCTTTCCTTGTTCTGCTGTGTGCCTACCGAACTAACCGCAACTATTCCGCCGACAGGCTCGCCATCAAAGCACCAATCATAGCTCTGCTCGTCGCTCCATGAGATCGTCGGGTAAACCGTCATCCCGTGCATTTGCCAGTATGCCGCCAACCAATGCTTGCGGTAATGGTTGTATATCTGCATCGCCAGCGGCATATCCGTGTATGTGGAGAAGTCCGGCGCACACACCGCCGCAAACTGCAACAGTTTCGGAATGTACTTGTCCGGCGTGTTCCAATATCGAATGAATTGATAATCGTCCACGAAGAAATGCACGATCTTGCTTTTCGTGTCTTTTGCGGTGTAATGGTAATTCACAGGGATAAACTCGCCATGCGGATACGCCTTTACCGGCTCGATCTGCGGGATGTCATACTTGCCAACGCCGGGGAATGTGAACTTTTCGAGATTTTCAAAGTTAATCATACCGGGCGCCATGTGCCGCTACGCTTGTTAGCTCTGCGGTATTTCTTACCGTTTACCGTAACTTCCAACGCGCCGGACTTTTGCGCTGTTACAAAGGCATTGGAAAACGCCTTGTTTTCTGCTGCTTTGCGGTTTTTACTGGACTGGTCACGCAATTTCCGCATGTAGCTATCCATTTCACCGCGCGCTCTTGCAGCTCTGTCTGCGGCGCTTCCTGTTTTCTGCGCCGTTGTCAGGCGCGCAGGCCCGCTTGCATAAGGATTAACTGCTCCTGCCGCCGTTTTGAGCGCCGTTGTTGCGAGAGTTGCCATCTGCTTTACAGCGTCTTTCTTTTCAGCGTCCGACATCTCAAGTCCATTGATTTCAGCAACGTTGCGCTCGAATGTGCGCCTGATAATATCGCCCATATCGGTTACGGACGCCGCATTTGCTCGGTCAATGTCCTGTTGCGACAAAAACCGTGCAAGGCTCATACCGCGACCACGCCCAGGTTCTCCGGCTCCAATGCCGCCACCGGCTCCACCTCTACCGCCCATCACTCTACCTCCTGTTGCTGTTCAGTTACCATGTCCTGCGCCCGCGGAAGCATTGCCTTTGCAGTCGCTTCGTCCTCGCCGTACCATTTTGCGCGGTATTCCCAGTGGTTCAGAATTCCATCAGCGAGGTCAAGCCGGTCGTTTGCCCGCTCTTGTTCCTTCTTCTCAGCGTCGTCAAGGATGGAATCGCCCCAACTGTAATCGGCGTTGTACGTCCCGGCAGGCGCGAGGTTATAGAGTGTTGCGTATGTATCGAGCGCGTAGAGCAGGCTGTCAAACGTATGTTCAAGTGCCGTCTGGATACTGTCAATCAGCACATATTTGCGCTGCTTACTGTTGCGTATCTCCGTCGCAGTCTTTTCGACGGTCTGCGGATCGGAGATATCGCCATAGGCCAGCCCGACGTTAAATTCGATGCGGCGGAGTGTGTTCTGGAAGCCTCGGTAAATCGCTTCATCGCGGATCTGCGGCTCGATGTACTGAAAGAATTCGCCGTTAGGGGAGAACGGTCCCAGTTCAAACATACGCTTGTTGAACATATCCGCAGTCGAACTCGTGCCATCCATCAGGACTTTGCGCTCGCTGGAGCGATATTCCCAGCGCAGGCGCTCCCACTGCTCATCGGCCTGCTTGATCAGCTGCACAGTAGCCGCGTCTCCGTAGACGGACATTCCGCAGGGGCTGTTTGCGTCCGTTGTGTTGGCCGCAGGCGGGCGGAAGTACGCGAAGAGCGGCCCGCTCATATTCTGGATCGTGATCTCCGGCTGAATGTCCGCCCATTCCGGGACGGCGTTCAGGGGCGCTTCTGCGCCGACTGTGCCGGAAGCGTCGCTGTAATACGCTTTATTGCGGATCGTGTATGTCGTGCCGTCCAGCTCGTGCGATTCGAGGCGGATATAATACTTCCCGCGCACTTTCGCGGGCTTGTCCCGGAAGACGCCTCCGATGCAGCGCCCGGCGGGATCAAACTTCGTTGGCTGGAACGCCGCCGCGCCGGTCACGTCGACCAGCAGCTGCTCTCCGTAGATATACGGCTTAAATGCTACACCGCCGAGCGCAAGCCCCAGCTCCAATGCGCTGTGAAAATTCTCTTCCGCCCGCTCGAAGCAGTTTTTCAGATAATCTGCACGGGCGCTGCCGGTGATGTTGGCCGTCAGCTCGGCCAGCGTCGGTCGTGCAATCTCCCGGCAGATCGCTGCCGGAATCCCGACAGCAATGACATCGCACGTCTGCCAGGGTGGATTTCCAATAAACATCGCGTACCAGAGGCTTATATTCTGCTCCATCTTCGGGCTGACTGCCGGAGGTACGCCGAATTCCCGCTCGGCCACTGCCTGCGGGAAAAGCATATTCCGGAACCACCCTCGAATGTTTGTCAAAAGGCTCATTTCTTGATTTCTCTCCTCAAAACGGTCATGCAAAAATATCGGATACTATCGCACACGTGGTCGTTTTCTTTTATCACGCGGTCTTCGCCTGCGTCTTTGTCCCAGCTATAAAGGCCAAATTCCCGAAACGCGTTTTTGCAACTCTCATGGAATTTGATTATGCCACTTTTGATGCAGGCCCCCGTGAAGCGAATGCCGTCCAGCACGGCGTTGTTTGCTTTCCATACAGAAAACTTTCCGTGCCGCCGGATGCACTCGGCAAAGGACGCTGCCGATGGGTCGAGCACGACACGCTCAATGCGGTATCCGTCCGCGAATGCCTCTAAATCCTGATAATATTCTTCGTCAGTCTTCTGCCGCCCGCTCTCGCGCCCGCTGTGGTAATATTCTTTCTCCATGACGGCCTTGCCGCCATATTCCCGCCACAATGCAAAGACGGTAGGGTTCTGTGTGCCGTAGTCCGATGAGATCCAGTACCGCCCCGGCCCGCCCCGCTCACTCGTGACGTTTCTGGCCCGATCAAACATTGGGTAAACCAGACCCTCGGCGATTCTCCAGAGGCCGAGAATGTAGCGGTCGTAATAAACCGTCCCTTCGTATTCTTTTTTCAGATTTTCTTTAAAAGATTCCGGCAGGAACGGATTGTCGTCGATCGTGTATGTCTGGCTGAAAATATCCGCGTTGCTATCGAGGAATTTTTTCAGCCAGTGGTCAGGATATTGCGGATTGAACGTCCCATCAAAACAGGAGTATTCCTTATCAAGACGGCTTTTTAGCAGTGCGAAGACTTCGTCCGACCAGTCCGCGACCTCGTCGCCGTAGCAATATTTAATCGACGCGCCGCGGATCTTTGACACCTGAGAAACCTTTTCCGCACCGAGGCAATAGCACTTTTCCCCGAAAATCCACGCTGTGTTGTCGCTGGAGATTGTTCCGACAAGCATATCGCCATACAGGTTCCGCATCGGCTCCAGCACATTTCGCTCAATCGTGGATTTTGTTACGCCGAGAATGACGGCCAGACCATCTTTTCCGATTCGCTCACGAATCCGGATCGGTATGATCCATCGAAAATCGAGGTAAGTCTTCCCACTTCTGGTGGCTCCGCCCTTGAAGTTCCATCGATGCGTCCCGTATTTTACAAATTCACGTTGTTTCGGACTTAACAGCATCTTGGAACTCCTTCAGCATCGAATCAAGCTTCTCCATTGTCGTCCTGTTGCGGTCGGAAGCTGCCGCGTATCGCTTCATGAGACTGTCACCGGCTTTCAGCCGGTCGGACAGCGATGCGTCCATGCCGAACTGGTCTTTGACCTCCCCGCGCATGACGGCAGTGTAAAATTTCAGAATTTCGTTGGAATCTGCGACAAGCGCCGCTTCCTGTTCGTCCAGCCTGCGCTTTATATACGCAGAAATAGCTGGTTTTGACAGGTTTTCTGCCGCAATCACTCTGCATGATGTTTCTTTGTACCCGGCCTTTTTCGCTGCTTCTGTCGCGTTCCCGGATTTCAGATATTCTTCGCAGAATCGTCTCTGCTTCGGCGTAAGCTTTTCATCCGCCATCGCTGTAAAGTCCGGCCAGCAGCTTCACCACATCCGCAATCTGGTACGTTTCCAGCAGAGTGACGTTCTTCGGCTTTTCATCAGGTCGATATTCGTAAACCATGTATTTCGTCACCATCCTGTCATTTTTCGCGGAATAGGTCTGCATTTGATTGATTTTTATTTTGATTCCGTGGTACAAGAGCGCTGTTTGCAGCTTGTGTGCAAGGGCGCGCAAACTCGCCATAGCCGCTCCTTTCTGCCTCATTCTTTCGTTCTCGTGTCTCCGTGTGTGAATAAATATATTTATTCACACCGGAGAACACGAGAACAGGAGGAGGAGGTTTCCGCAGAACGCTGCGGTGCCGATGAAGAAGGGCGTAGAGTTGATCTCTACGCACTTATAGTAAATGTTAAATTTGGCTCTGGGACGCAGACTTTTTCATAAAAGCCCTCTTTTTTGCCCCACAAGGCGAATAAATTGCCTGTGCCACTCCTGCGCAGTGCGTTCGGACACATAAACCGCCATCGCAGCGCCCTGCAGGGTATGCGTCCGCTTCCAAAGAACCAAATCTATGAGCCGGAGTCGCTCCGCGCCGTCAACGAGCTGTTCCGTCTCTGCGATTGCATCCGCAACGGCAGCGCGCTCGGCCTTCGTCATCAGCCCGCCGCCCTTATAGCTGCGGATCATCCATTTTGCATAGGCCCACCAGCCGTGTCGCGGCGTGCTCATCAGTAATGTTGCCTCCCCTCCCGCTTTGCGCGGTTCGCATCGTGCAGCGTCCGCATACAGCCCCTTGTCGTTGCATATCTCGCCGCGTCCTTTGATTGCTCCTGCTTGTATCTGTCCGCCTCCCGGCGGAATGCTATGTATCGGGTGCAGTCCGTGTGACAGCCGGTGTGCCTGTCCGCACAGCCTTTGCACGGAGCCTGCACCGGTGTAAGCCCTAGATTTCCCTGCATTCGTCCACCCTCACACATACGCGTTTGCCGCCCACCTCGACGACGTAGCCCGTCCGGTTTGTCCTGTATTTGTATTTCTCGGCAGGATATATCCGCCCGCGAACGGGCCGCATTTCCGGGTATACCGGGATTGATCGTGTAATCAGGATCTGCACGCGCTCCGCCCGGCCCATCACAGCTTTCCCATGTGCCGCCCAGGCGCACGCCTCGCTGCAAAAGTTGTATTTTGCCTTGTACTTTGACGGAGCCCGCATAAACGTTTTCCCGCAGGCATCGCACATCAGCTGCATCGGCGGTCTTGGCGGCTTGCGCTGCGTCTTGCTCATAGCTTTACCCCCTTGATGTACTTATCGAAATACGTCACTGCTACCGCCATCGCCGCCCACATATCCTTTGCAAACTTCGTGCCGTTCACATAAAAGAAGCCCGGCTCTTTTTTCGTCCCTACACCTCCGTATCTGTCAATCAGCGCTTGGCGGATATTCTTATCCTTCGCGCTCAGGCAGCCGCACAGGTACAGCTTTTCTTCTCGCCTGTATATCCTTTTCGGCTCATATCCGCCAGATCTCAATGCAATTTCCCAGAATCGCCCGACCCAGACACAGGTGTCGAACACTTCCTGCCCTACGGTTTGCCCCATCCCCTGCACCATCTCAATCGCGACGTCTATGCAGTTCGCATAAAGCTTCCGATCCAGCATATCTGTCACTGCCGGATTCTCGATTTTCCCGGCCTCCAGCACGCGGCG